GAGCAACAAGGCCCGCCGTGTTTCCCAACTGTCCGACTTCTACCGTAGCCGAACCGCCAGACGTAACAGCCGTCTTAACCTTGGCGATCACAGAATGAATGACGAGGTCTTGGTTTGCCGTGAGAAGCGTAAGCGCACCGGTAGCGCCGCCGTCTTTCGAAAAGTCATAGGTGACTTCAAGCGTTTCCACTTTTCCGGTGTAACCGGCTGCGTGCTTTGCGTTCGCAACTGACGCGGCGTAGGTATTCGGTACGGTGAAACCGACAAATGCGAACAGGGACAGCGCGATTAAGAGTTTATTTTTCATGGTCCTTTTCCTTTTTCTTTTTCTGCTCTGGTTTGAACCAGGCGAAGTGAACTTGATTGATCGAGTAAATTGAGAGGATTTGAATAGAGGGGCCGAGGTCATTGAGTTTCGTCTTTAGGACTTCTGGGTCTTTATGCAGAGATGAACTCAGTCACGGCCCCTCCAGTCAGTATTAGGCCATCACGATGGTCGAGGCAGCCGAATCTGCGGTCGCGAGAATGTGCTTCACATTACCGGCGATGCCGAGGGCCGCTCCGAAGATCACGTCGCACGAGATGATGAAGCCGAACTTCTTATTAGCGTGCTGATCGGAAACCTTGAAGGTCGGTTCCTTTTGCATAACGAGGTGGGCGAAATCTGGCGAGAAGGCAAGCGCCTGGTCAACCGCGAGCGAGTCGTCTTCAAGGATGTTTGAAGCCGAAACGCTTGTTGGCGATTTGACCGCCGATGATCGGCACGTCGTCCTGGCCCGTGTAGTCTCGCGACGTAAGGGTCTGGGCGTTAAGCATGTCCGAGTTGTAAGATGGATCGGCAAGCAACCACCAGCCCTTGGTCTTGAGCCAGTGCGCTTGAGCCGCGCGCATGCGCATGCTCGAAACCTGAGCCGCGTTGCAATCCGTGACCGAATTGTCGAGGTGATCAGGCGAGGCAGTGCTTGGCGAAACGAGGCTGTAACAGTAAGCGTTGATCTTCTGTTGAACCGCGTACATGAGCGCGTTCCGGATTTCGCTATCTTCAGATCCGATTTGGGATTGAAGCATCGCGAGGTCCGTGAATTCGAACGAAGCGACCGCGCGCTGGTTGGCGCTGATGCCGATGCGGTTCGTAGTCAGGGCTTCCGTATCGAACGAGTCGGCATTGGTTCCGACCGTGAGAAGCTGGCCGCTTGGGGCGACAATCTGCGAGACGTAAACCGTGTCGCCGCCTTGCTTAATCTCGCCTTGATAATCCTTGTTGATCAGCGAAGGGAGTAGAGATTGCTTGCGAAGTTCCGGCATGAACAAAGGCGACCAGAATTTCTGAACTTGATTACTGACTGAAGCTAAATCGGTGACGACGGACATGAATAACCCCCTGGGTATGGAAATGGTTCAATCGTTTAAGATCGTTCCGCTTCCCCACCGGGGTCATGGTTGGCCGTCACCGACAGCCTTAGATCAACTTACTTACTCGGACTTTTTTACATCGTCGCTTGATCGACGTCTTTAATTCGCTTTGCTTTCTCTGCGTCTGGAAGTGCTTTCCAGGCGTCATAAGTTAGCTGTGTGCTTCCACCCATTGCCGCTGCTCCCGTTGGGATTTTCGCGTCTTTAGGTGTGATGACTTCCGCGTAATTCGTTCGCACGAACTTTACTGCGGTTGCCACTGATGCCTCGGTCGGCATTCCCGTGGTGTCATCAATTTCGACCATGTGTTTCGGGAGAAGATCCCAATACTTCCGGTCAATGGTCCCGCCCGCACCGTCAAGAATTGCCCGAAGCTTAACTTGATTCGCGTTTCGTTCCTCAAGCTTGGCAAGTTTGCCATGTGCTTCCTTGAGTTCTTCGGCGCGTTTCTCGGCCAGGGTTTTAAAGTCCTCTTTTTCACGGAGGGCTTTATCGTCTCTAGCCTTTTGTTCAGCTTCAAACGCAGCTAACTTAGCCGCGATTGCCTTCTTTTCTCCGAGGAGTTTCTGATGGGTATCGTAAGATACCGTGCTCTTTTTTTCCTGCGGAGTCGTTCGAAGGGTCGACAATATCTTTTGGGTCGTTCCCTGGATCTCCACCGGAAATCTGGTCGGCTCCACCGGAGCCTTTTGGATCAATAGCCATAGTATCGGTAGTCCCTTCTATTTCTTCAAGCCTTTTCTGATAGCCGCCTTCGCTTGAAGACGGATCCAGTCAGATAAACGCTTGAGTTCGATTTCGGAGAGGTTGTTAAACTTCCTCCCCGCATCCGAGACGTATTCGCCGATTTGTTTATTCGTCTTACCGTCATCCCTCTGGCCAGTGGGTGAGACGATTACGGTCCTAACGGTTGGGTTAGTGCCGGCGACGGAGTCGAGTAATTGACCTGATCTAGTTAGATTCGATTTGCGCGGGGATGTAAACTGAGAAAGACCGCCCGCACTCTCGAGGCTGTGCTTGTAAACGGCCTTCTGATTCTTCTTCTGATAATTGGCCTCGCTCCCCACTGCGGACTCGAGCGCCTTATGCGCACCGGACTGAAGGGCCGACCTTTGATCAATGTAACCAGGCGAAAGCTCCTTAAGCGCGTGTTTCGTTCCGCCCTTGTCGTCAACGCCGTCTCCCAGCCTAGTCCGAATCTTGATCATGCTCGCCGCGAAGTCGCCCACCTGTTGCATGAACTCAGGCGTGCGGAGCGATTTAAGCGCCGTTTGAAGGTCCTGGGACGCCTGTGAAATCCTGCCTAGCGAGCGTTTAATCTTGTCATCCGCCATCGCCGGCCTCCTTAGAAAGTAGGTATTCCTGAATGGACTGGTCTAACTGATCGGGATTGTCTAACGGGTACGCGGCAAGGATTCGGTTAACCTCTTGCTCGGTTAGGCCAAGGATATCCCGCCTTGGGCCTACGGTGTTCGCGTGACCGAACGTGCCCCGGATATTCCCATCGGCGATTGCGTTTGATTCGCTCCCCTTCTCCCACCCGATGACTATCCTGCCCGGATCCGTTGATAGAACGTCAAGCGCGCCAAGGGTATCTCCGCTCTGCGTGAAGTTAACGTCTCCCTTAGACTTGCCCGCGTTCTTGAAATCAAGGCTCTCGACGTACTCTTTCGAATACGCCGCTAGGGCCTTTCCGTTCTTATCCACATTGCTATTCTGAGTTCGCTCGCGAACCCGGTCCACCATATCCTGACCGATAGCCATGCGCTCTTCACGCGTGTAACCGTCCGGAATATTAATGACGACGTGCTGCCACTCGGTGCTCATAGGGGTTTTAGTAGTTCGTTAGATTCTCTAAATAGGTTGCTTGCGAAGGGCTTGGGTCTTCGGTCGCGTTCGGGAGATTTGCGCCGGACGGATTCGTGTCTCCAGAGCCGGACGGATCCACAACCTCTTGATCCGCGCTTGCCGGAACGATGTTCGCCATAACAGCCTGTGCGTTCTTAACCGCAGTGGTCTTCTCGTCTGCAATCTCTTGAAGGAGTTTTTCAACCTGGGCGTCTTCCCAGTCTGGGTGAAGCGCACGAATAGCTCCGGCCTTAGACTGAATGCCCGCCGTGATTGCCGCCGCCTGGTCGAGAACGGCCTGGGATGGATCAATTACTGGTCGCTGTTCGCTGAATTCGGTGTGAACCTTCACGCCGTTAGACGCGAGGCTTTTCATTTCAAAATGCGGCACCGAGCGAACCCATACCGGGTGCATGTGATTTAGAACGAGATCAAACAGGTCTGCCTCGGCCGGCTTGTAAAAACGGAACTTGCTTCTTTCGGTCTTGGCTCGTGTCCATTTCATCAATGGCTTTGGAAATACCGCTTGCCGCAACTTTGAGCTGTAACTCACCCATTCCGCCTGGCTTAATGTTTCGGCTCTCCATCCACATGGTGAGCTCCGTTCGAATCAGAGTGATTACCTTATCAGTATCAACCTCTGGTTTAATCGAACCGATCTTAGGTTCCTTTCCAGACGACGGATCGCTCTTTAACTCAACGATTCCGTTAGGCGCACGAACCCCACTGATCGCGGCGTCAATGGTGTAGAGAATGCTGAATGACTGATACATCACGGCGTAATTCAAATCCGTGAGGAGCGTCGGGATGAGCTTCGCCATCGAGAGCGTGTCGCTGTCCACTTGTGGAATGATATCGACCTTAGACCTAGCCGCATACGCAAACGGAATGCGCTTATATGGATTCGTTCCATCCATATTATTCTTTTTCATGAAATCAACGGCGATATCGTCGCCCTTGTGGAACGCGATAATTTCGTCAGCGGTATAGGCGATATACAGCATTCTCCACTGCGCGGTTTCGGCGTGGTAAATCGTGCCCATGATTTTGACGAAATGGGTAACCCGAAGCGGATTAACCGGGTCGTCCGAGTAAACGAAGAACCGATCCGATGGAATGACCCGAAGCTTGGGGTGGCCCTTATCTAAGAACGGCTCGTAGGCGAACGTCTTGAACAGGTTGAAATCCTTGTTCGCGTGAAGGCCCTCTTGATCCATGTCAAACTTGCGCTCGTACCAGTCGAGTACCTGTTGATCGACCATCCCCGGCCTCCTTACCGTCTGCGAGAATAGCCTTCCGAACGGGAGGCGTATCGTACACAGAGGAAAGCTTCTCGATAATCTTCTTTAGGATATTGATCGGAGCAATACGGTGGCGGGCGCTCTCATATGCCATCGGAGTGAGCTGCGCCTTCAAATCAATATCGACATACTTGAGAAGGTTGCCCTCGTGAATCTCGAGTAACTCCCGGTTGTGCCTAAGCCGGTGCACGTTGAAAGCGAGTTCCATTGCCAATTCAAGTTTCGGAAGATCATCTTTAAGAGCCATTAGATTAGCCTCGATAGGTCGGACTGTTTTTGAGAGTTCATTAAATGCTGCCAATAAATTCGGTATCCAAAGGCGTCGGCCTTGTGGCCTAGGTTTCCTTTGTCGGATGGGATTCGGCCTTCAAGCTTCTGAGAAGCGAGGTCGGTAATCAGTTCCTTGCACCCGGGGTCGATGAGCACTCTCGATACGCCCTTCGTGTTCATGAGGTATCCGTTTGAGTGCGCAACCCGATCAACGACGGGCGGATTAGCGGCGGGGACTTTTAAAGACGTAATTAAAACAAGCCGCTGTGAGTTCTTCGAACACGTAGTGATAATCGGAATATCCTGTGTTTGATTTCCGACTCCCGCCCGATGAATCCCCGTATATTTCGATCACGCACTTATTCGCGAGATGCCTATGATCCGCGATAAATGCCTTCACCGTTGCCGGGGTGGAGGAATTCTTTTGCGAGTACTCTTTTCGGAAAAGAACGGATTCGCCAGAGGTCTGGCATACGAGAATCGTAGTCGGGTTTACGTTGAAGTCGAACGCAAGGCCAATGGGTTTCGATTCGTCGATCTTCGCAATGCTCTCGCGCGCAATGTGCGTTCCCTCTTCGAATGCATAATATGCAAGGCCCTCGAAGGACTCCCATTTAGCCTCGTACTCTTGCCGAAACACCCGAGCGTCCATCGACAGAGCGGGCTGCCTCGATCTCTTCCGCCTTGACATTCCCACCTTCCAGCGTGGTGAAGCTCCACGACTCGAACCCGCCGCGCTTCTCCTGTCCCTGCATGTAGAGGTCGTAATCCCATCCCATGCCGTTGGGTGTCGTGATGAAGAGCCCCCGACCCTGTCTGTCGGACAGTGCCGGGCGGATCGTCTCGTCCCAGACTTGCTTACCCATGAACGCAAATTCGTCGAGAGCGGCGAAGTCCAACCCGACCCCGCGCAGACTGTCTGGATTGTCAGCGCCCCTGATCGAGATCGTGGATGCGTTTATCAGAATCATTGTCAGATCGGTCTCGTTGGTCGCAGCTATGTACTCACGCGGCACGAGCTTCTTGAGCAGCGCCCAGAGGATTTGCTTTCCTTGCCGGTAGGTGGGCGCCACAAACCAGCACATGCGATTAGGGCCGCGGATCGCCTCGGTGAAGAGGATGAGACACGAGAGGTAGCTTTTACCGAACCGGCGTCCAGCAATGAGCACGCGGAAGCGAGCATCCGATTTGAATACCTGCTTCTGTGCGGGCGAGAGCGTGTAGGAAATACGGCGTCGCTCAGGCAGTGCCACGGGTGGCAGTCAATTCACGACCACCTGAGGAAGCTGGAGATTTTCGCCAGCCGTGTTCGTCGGCGTCCACGTCGTGCCGAGTCCGTAGCGGGCCAGCATTTCAACGGCTTTTATTCTGACGGACGACTCCTCAGCCTTGTTGTCCGCGATCGACGTCAGGACCTTGACGCGCTTATCGAACTGGAGGCGAAGCGCAGCCCGTATCTCGTCTGGGGGGCGACCTGCGTTCGGGGCGCCTCTCTTCGGACCTCTGCCGGCACCAGGTATGAGCGCGCCGCCGTGTTTCTGTACAACGGGAGCGTGCCGTGACTTACGCCGAGACTTCTTGGCGCTCTTTGGTGCCGCTGTAGCCATGCGCGAACGCTACGGCTTATCGCGGTGCTACTGTAGATGCAACGGGCTCAGACCACTACGGTTTGGGAAACCATCAGGCTGATTTGGCTGAGGGCACCGACCACGCGAGGGTCATCCACCGAACACCGCGCGCAGCTCGCTCATGCTCTACCAGGTATCCACGATCGGTTAGCTGGTTCAAGGCCGCGATGATCGAGGCAGGCCGGATGTGGAGGGTTTCGCAAAGCCCATCGACCTTGACCGCGCGGGGCTCCCTGTGGTGCAGCAAGGCCCGCTGGAGGTGCATGTAGACCTTCCATGTCGGCTTGTGCTCGCCGATTGGATCGACGCCTGGCGCGACGAGCGACCCGGGGCCGACCCCGCCCGCGCCGCCTCGCTGATCCGGCCGATCGCGGCGCTCCGGCAAGCGT